TAGGTGGACTTATTGAATCAGTAGCGTGGAACGCTGAAGGAACGAAATTATCAGTTAGATTTATTTCAGATGACAAAACATTATTAGGTGAGGTAGAGTACAATGCTTACACATCAACACCAATGAATGTCGGTATTTACACAACATCATTATTGAAAAATATGATTGGTGTATTAGATAACGATTTAACATTGAAAGTTGATAAAGCAGGTGATAAATCAGTATCATTGAAGTTATCATCGGAAGAAACTGAAACATCTTATCAATTAGCAGACTTAGGAGTTATTCCTCCAGTTCCAGATTTAAAAACATTACCTGATTTTGGTATTGCAATTGATATGGCATCTAATATGATTGACAAATTTATCAAAGCAAAGGGTGCATTGAGTGATGTAGATACTTTCACAATCTTTACCGAAGGTGGTGATTTGAAGATGGCAATTGGTTATTCTTCTATCTCTACAAACAGAGTTACATTTACTGCACAAAAAGATTATGCAGAAACAGTAAAACCAATTTCCTTCTCAGCAAAGTATTTGAAAGAAATATTAACGGCAAACAAAGAAGCAACATCAGCAAAATTAAAAGTTTCAACTGACGGATTATCAAATGTTGAATTTCAAATTGATGATTTTATATGTAAATATTATCTTGTGGAGATATCAAACTAATAAAAATGGCAGAACAATTAGAATTATTCCCAACGGAAGTTGGTTATGAATTAACTCCACAAGAAGAAACACAAGTACAAGAACCACAACCAATGCCTGAACCAAAAGTTTATGAAGATTGTGAATGGTGTTTTCAATTTAATGATGGTGAACCAACTATATTTGCATTTAGCAATCCGGCACAATCTAATAATGAATTAACATTTACAATTACTAATTCGGAAGATTCGGTGATGACATTTACAAATAGTGATGGTGAATTTAAAATTTTCGCAAGAGAAATTACCGAAGAAACAAAAATAAAAAGAGAACAAATCAATGCAAGTAAAAATCAAGAAACTCAACCCTAATGTAGTAATCCCATCTTATGCAAAGAGTGGAGATGCAGGTATGGATTTAATAGCAACATCTATTATAGGCGAAGAAGTATTTCAAATAACATATGGTACAGGAATTGCGTTGGAAATTCCCAATGGATTTGTTGGATTAGTTTTCCCTCGTTCATCTATTAGAAAAACCGATTTAAGTTTAACTAATTCGGTTGGTGTAATTGATAGTGGATATAGAGGAGAATTACAGGCCACATTTAAAAAACATAAAGGAGTGGCATCAACGAAGTATGAAGTGGGTGATAGAATTGCACAAATTATGATTATACCACATCCAACTATTGAATTTCAAGAAGTAGATGAATTAACTAATACCGAAAGAGGCGAAGGCGGATTCGGTTCAACTGGAAAATAATATGAGTTTTTTCGCAAACGAAAATAGTAAAAAAGAACATACTTTGTGGGTGGAGAAATACCGTCCACAAACTCTTGCTGACTATGTTGGTAATGAAACCATCAAAGAAACAATTCAGCAATATTTAGATGCAAACGACATACCACATTTATTGTTGTATGGAAAAGCGGGTACGGGTAAGACCACACTTGCTAAACTAATCGTAAACACAATCAAATGTGACTTTATGATTATCAACGCATCGGATGAAAACAATGTGGATACTGTTAGAACAAAAGTTAAGAACTTTGCATCATCGGTTGGATTTGCAGGTTTCAAAGTAATCATCTTAGATGAGTTTGATTATATGACACCCGGAGCACAAGCGATTTTGAGAAACTTAATGGAAACATTCAGTAAGCATTGTAGATTTATCTTAACCTGTAACTACATTGAGAAAATCATTGACCCTATTCAAAGTAGATGTCAATCTTTCGCAATCACTCCTCCGACTAAAAAGGATGTAGCAATTCAGGTAGCAAAGATATTAGAAGCTGAAAAGATTAAGTTTGAACCAAAGAATATGGCCGATGTGATTAATTCATATTACCCAGATATTAGAAGAATACTTAATACTTGTCAATTACAATCTGCAAAGGGAGAATTAAAAGTAGACCATAGAGTAATGGTTGAAGCAAACTTTGCAACTAAACTTATTGACTTATTAAAGGCAGACGATGATAAGAGAAATATGTTTATGAAGATTAGACAGGCAGTAGCAGATAATAGATTAAACGACTATTCAGAAATGTATACGATGTTATACGACAAAGTAGACGAATACGCAACAGGAAATGTAGCAAATGTGATTTTGACTATTGCAGATGGTCTTTCAAAGGATGCATTAGTAGTAGATAAAGAAATCGTATTTATGTCTACAATTATACAAATATTAAACATAATAAAATAATGGAACAACAACAATTACCGCCGAATTTTAATTTAAATGACGCAAGAGATATGGATTGTGAATGTGGTGGAAAGATTTTCTTACCAGGTTACAGATTCAAAAAAATTAGTAGATTATTAACGGGTGCACCAAAGGATTCGGTTATGCCTATTGAGTTGTATGTATGTGCAACCTGTGGTAAACCTTTAAACGAATTACTTCCACAAGAATTACAAGAAACCAAAATCATAGAGTAATGGCACAAAAGTTATTTGACCATATTAATGCAATAACTACCATACAAGACCCAAAGTATTTTGACAAACTTTCAGAAGAAGATTTGAAAACTTGGAGTAATTTTATGATTAATAGATTTTTATCAATGAAGCCTGAATGGGTAGAATTGATTGCGTCTATATTACCCTTAACACAAACTTTACAACCAAAAGAAATGTATAGTTTGTATATTAGTGTTATTCCAAAAGGTAAATACTTTTTGAAATATATTAAAGGAAAATCCGAAGATAAATACGAACAATTTATAGTAGACCTTTTAAAGAAAGAATACGATTGTTCAGAAAACCAAGCAATTGACTATTTGGAAGTTCTTTATGCAAGTAGAGAAGGTAGAGAATATATGAAATATGTTTGTGAAAAATATGGTATAGATAAAAAGCAAATAACTAAACTAAAACTTAAGATATAATTTGGTAAATCCAATTATTTGTCTTATATTACAGTTATTATGGCAAGAGTATCATTTTCACAATATAGTATGTGGCATAGTTGTCCACACCAATACAAGTTAGCATACATAGATAAGTTGGGGGAAAACTCCTCTAACATTCATTCAATCTTTGGAACTGCAATGCACGAAACACTTCAAAACTATTTAGAGAAATGTTTAAGAATATCAAAGTCACAAGCTGACAAAATGATTGACTTAAATGAATATCTAAAAGAAAGAATGAAAGATGCGTATCTTAAAGAAACCGAAGGGGAAATAGGAAATACTACAATATGCACCAAAGAAGAAATGGTGGAGTTTTTAGAAGATGGAAATGTCTTATTAGATTGGTTTCAAAAACCCAAAAACTTTAACAAATTCTTTTCGTTAAAATACGATGAGTTGGTAGCAATTGAACAACCTATAAACACAAAGATTTCAGAGAATGTAAACTTTATGGGTTTTATTGATTTGGTTATTAGAGATACCTTTACAGGTAAATACAAAATCATTGACTTTAAAACTTCTACAAGAGGTTGGAGCAAATACCAAAAATCAGACCCTGTTAAAAGTGCACAAATCCTTTTATACAAAAAGTTCTATGCAGAATTACTAAACATTTCCGAAGATGTAATTGATGTTGAGTTTATCATTTTGAAAAGAAAAGTAGAAGTAAGAGAGGATATCCCGACACATAGAATTAGCAAACACATACCTGCAAATGGTAAGATATCAGTAAACAAAGCATGGAAAGGTTTTACGGACTTTGTAGAGAGTGTATTTGACAAAGATGGTAATTATAAAACGGAAATAGAGTACCCAAAGAACGCAACCAAACTATGTGAATGGTGTGAGTTTTTTCATAGAGGATTGTGTGACAGAGGATTAAAAAATTTAAATTAAACAATATATATTTTAAAAGTTATGGCAAAAAAGAAGATTCTGTTATTATCAGATGACTTAAGAATGGCAAGTGGTATTGCCAATGTTTCCAAACAATTAGTATTGGGAACGGTTGATAAATACGATTGGGTACAATTAGGTGCAGCAATTAAACACCCAGAAGCGGGTAAAGTTTTAGATTTAAACGATAGTGTTAGAGAACAAACGGGTGTAGAAGATGCATGGGTTAAAATATACCCATTTGATGGATATGGTAATGCTGATGTAATTAGACAATTATTGATGACAGAACAACCGGACGCAATTCTACACTTTACTGACCCAAGATATTGGTTATGGTTATATGATATTGAACATGAGATTCGTCAATCAGTACCCCTTTTCTTTTATCATATTTGGGATGATTTACCAGACCCAAAATACAATAGAAATTATTACGAAAGTTGTGATTGGATTGGATGTATTTCAAAACAAACATATGGTATTACCCGTAGAGTTTGGGGATGGGATAAAGAAAAACATTGGGAAAAGCCAGCAGATTGGCAAGTAAGTTATG